CTGGTGAAAAGGTATATCACGATATTGATACTGAAAGAGTTCATTACGGGTTTATCGCACAAGAAGTGAAAGCAGTTCTTGATGAATATGGAGTAAGCAATCATCTTGATGTTTGGGCTGAAGATGCAGACACTGGAGAGCAAAGAATTGGTGAGTCCAAATTTATGACAGTTCTCATCAAGGCTGTGCAAGAATTGTCGGCAGAAAACAACAGCTTGAAATCACGGGTTGAAGCTCTGGAGGCTAAATGACAGGTGAAAAAGACGTGGAGATGGATATTACCCCTGCTAATAACTGGTTGCGAACCAGAGGTAATCTATATTGATAAGATTCATGAAATCAACGACACGCTCTATGTACAGATACATGACACAAGTTATGTCCAGAAGGAAGCGGCGTTTGGATTGGCGACACACGCATCAATATACCCAGTCGGAACAGATAGTATCGCACTGGATTACTGGTATGCCCTCACAAAGATGGATACCTCTGCTGTTGATTCTGTTTTTCTCTTTGGTTACTTGCTTGAATGGGATAATGCGTGGGGGTTAGGCACGGTAATGAATAAAACATTGCACGTTCCGTGGCCCCACAATGCGAGAGATTGGAATGAGATATATTCTTACAGTCAGGGGGCTTTCTCGGCAAACCGAAAGTTTGCACGAGAGGAATGGCCTGAAAATGGCATGGTAACCTACACCTTTGAATTGGAGTATAATTGAGAATAAGACATGGCAAAGATTGAGGAGTCGTCAGGTGTTAGTTTCAGCTTATCATTCCTTATTCAAGTCCTTAGTGCGATTGTTCTTGGAGTATGGGGGTTTAGTGAGCTCAGCAACCGAATTAGCTTTCTTGAGAATGTGTCAGGCAGGCATGAGAAATCCATTGCAGACATTGAAGGTAAGATGGCAGACGCACAGGATAAGCCTATCAGCTCTGACCATGTTCAAAACACAAGTTTGAGATTTATTGAAGCGAGAATTGCTGTTCATCAGTCTGAAATTCAAAAGTTGAATGATAGAGTGTATGAACTAACACGGGAGAGATGACCTTTATGGAATTTGAAAAGAAAATGGGCATTTATGTCGAGGATGAAGAACAGTAATGGATGCTGAATCTGTATTGGGATTAATTGAGCAATATGGTCTCCCAGTCATATTGTTGGGCGGATGTATATACGCTCTCTATCGTTTTATTGTTTTCAGCCTGTACGAGGTCAAGAATGAGTTTGGTAGACGCCACGAAGACAATGCAAAAGCAATGTCAGAAGTGAAGGTTTCACTGGGAGAGATAAAATCTGACCTCCGACTTTTGGTCGGTATAATGACAAATAAATCGTGATGAAATTACAAAAGTGGGAAAGAGAATTGGACGACTGGGGTCAAAAGTTCGGCAATATGTTTGCCGGATTTCTGGGGATGTTCTTGTTTATCGCAACTATCATGTTCTTCTTTGGCTGTGAAATTAGCCTCAAGACTGAGGAAGCAGTTCAGGAAGATAAGGTTGAAGAAGATAGCACAGGAGCAGAACCATCTGCGACAAATTTGTAAATGTAAGTCAGCAACGTAGCTGACAGTTTCTCAATATAAGCAAAAAGGAGTCGAAAATGACTAAAAACAAAAAAGACAAAACGACTGAACCTACTCTCAATCTCAATGGTGTTGACTATAACATCAACGATTTAGAGGATGACCAGAAACTACTTGTGGCTCATATCAATGACTTAAATAGGAAGGTTGACTCATCGAAGTTCAATCTTCAGCAGATGGAGATTGGCAGGAATGCTTGCATAGCCGCTCTTTCGGAGGCTTTGACACAGATTGATGCTTGAAGTTTTCGCTGAGTATGGAGCGATTGGACTCTGCCTCGCCTTGTTTGCGGGGCAGATTGTCTTTCTTCAAAAGACTTTGATGAACAAACTGAAAGAGATAGAGGACATAACCATCAAATTAATTGACCGATGGAACAGGTCGGATGAAACAAGGGATAGGCGACACGAAGATATGCTAAAGGAACTCGATGACTTATCAGATTCCGTATCATTTCTAAAGGGACGAATCAATGGAAGATCATGAGAAAAGACCCTGTGCTTGCGGGTGCAATTGCAGTTGTGGGTGCGATGATAATGTCAGCAATCAAACCAGTGTTTCCTCAAGTGTATTACGGAGTGTTGATAACCCTGATTCTCTATGGCATCCATCGGCTAAAATCAAATGGGTATTTTTAGAAGAGGGAGATGAACGGCAAATCATTGGTTGAATGGCGAGAGTCGGTTAGTGCCGACCTTTCCGAACTACGCTCAGATGTCCGATGGATTAAGGCAAATCTTGAGAAGTTCGACAATCGCCAACGCTCGCTTGAGAAGCAAGTATCGTGGCTTAAGGGGGTTGGCTCGCTTGTTGGTGTGGTTCTTGGGAGCGGTCTTGCTCTGGTTGTCAATATAATAATGAGGTGAAACTATGGAATGGATTTTGGGGAATTGGGAAATGGTGATGATCGGCGTTCTTGTCATTGACAAGGTAGTCGCATTATCTCCTTCAAAGATGGATGATCTATTGTGGTCATCTATTAAGAAAGTTCTTCTGGGTGCTAAAGCATTAAAGGGGAAAAAATAATGCCCAAAGGCAAAGGAACATACGGTCGCAAACGTGGCAGACCGCCAAAGAAAAAGAAAAAGTGATGTCGTTTCAGAAAGCGGTTGAGAAGGTCTTGCATCATGAGGGGGGATACGTCAATGACCCTAATGATCCCGGTGGAGAAACCAATTTCGGGATCAGCAAAAGATCGTTTCCTGATGTGGACATTCGCAACCTTACGAAAGAGGAAGCCATTAGGATTTATCACAAATCTTTTTGGCTTCCCGCTAAGGTGGAAATTCTTCCTGAACGGCTGTGGGAAATCTATTTCGACATGGCTGTAAACATGGGAAAAAAGAGAGCATGCTTAGTTCTTCAGAAGGCGTGTAATCATAAGAACAAGGATCAAATCGTGGAGGATGGTCAACTTGGTATGAACACAGCAAACGCAAGTAAAACAGTGGAGGTCGAGCGGGTGAGAAGTTTTAGGGTGAAGTATTATGCTGACCTCGTAAACCGAAAGCCCGACTTGGGCAGGTATTGGTTCGGATGGTATCGCAGGGCAGTCGCTGTATAGATGAAGCGAGCAATAGTTTGCGGGGACACACACTTTCCGCTACACGACCAAGCCGCAGTCAACTGCGTGCTTCAGGCGATCAAACTCGTCAAGCCCAATATATTCATCCATCTGGGAGATGTTATTGAAGGTGAATCTGTTTCGCATTGGAAATATAAAAGAAGAAAGCGACCCCCTATTGAATACATACTTCCAGAAATTGAAAAAGAAATTGAAGAAGCCAACAAAGGGATGGATCAGTTTGACAAGGTATTGGATTCAGTTAAGTGCAAAGAGCGGTATTTACTTGAGGGGAATCATGATGATTGGTGCAATCAATTTGTGGAGGAACATCCTTACCTCAAGCAATACAAGTTTGCCAATGCGTTACGCCTGAAGGACAGAGGATATGTTTACAAACCTTATGGGAAGTATCTCAGGATCGGAAAGCTTTACTTTTATCATGGCGGCCATTACTCAACGACTTACCACACTAAACAGCACGCTTTACATTTGGGCAAGTCGGTGGTGTATGGACATATCCATGATGTTCAGAGGCATTCCGTTACCCATTTGGACGGGACTCATGCAGGGTTTTCTTTGGGATGTTTGAAGGACATGAGCGATGAAGCAAATACTTGGTTACGCAATCGCAAAACGTCGTGGAGTCACGCTTTCGGAGTTGTGGATTGGTTTTCTAATAATGATTTTAGACTTGATGTTGTGGATATTACAAAAGGTAAAACATTTCTTTGGGGAGAAGAGCTAAATGGAAACACTTAATCTTGGTGAAGCAATCGCTCAGTTGAAAGTATTGAGATGGCAGTATGAAGAAGCAAATGATCTTGAGTTTGTGGAAGCAAAGAAAAACAAGAGTGAATTGGTGGGGAGAATAATGGAGACAATTGATATGATAGATGTTCCCGAATTGATTGGGCAAGGGGGCTTGAATGAGTACCTATGATGAATTCTATGCTAATTCAACGACTGACTTAGAACTGTTTCTACCAAATATAGGCGCTTTCGATAGGCAAGTTTTGATTACGGGGTGGGTTTTCTATCAAAGCAATATCTATAGGGCCGGCACAGGAACCGTGGAGAGTTGCTACAGAGATTCTTTTGACTTGGGAGACCCCGTTGCAAACCTCTCAACTTTAATCTCAAACGATACGGATGGGCAGTGGTTCTACTCAGATGAAACGCTGTACCTAAGGTCTGATAACAACCCCTTGACACACCACACCATAGAAGCCGGTAGGTCATATTCAACTTTGAAAACAACTGCCCTTTCAAGGGCGGCCTCATTTATTCGTAATTATATCAACAGACCGATCCACAAAAGATTAGGTGTTGGGGTGCAGGGATCGAGCGAATCGTCGTGGGACGATTTAATAATTAAAGCCAATGCGGCCCTTGCCTGTGCAGAACTCGCCAGACCTTACGACCCAGAACGTGCAGATTATCTTGAAAGCCTTGCCCATAACGAAGCGGGGACGGGTTGGCTCGACAAGATCAAATCAGGTGAAGTTTCATTGTGGCATGATAAAACAAGTCGCCACAATCAGGGAATCGTGAAGCGAGTTTCGATAAATTCAAATTCAACTTCCAATATCATTGATGTAAGAGGACACGCAACAGCAGATGATCTTATCAAGGTGATAGTCTCAGCGGGTGGGACATTAACCAAAGGAACTGCCAATACGTCAGTGAAATACTCTTCTTATGTATCTTCCTCAACAGGATTACAGACTCAAGCGTTTATTGAGAATGAACCCATCAATGGAGGTTATCAGAATATCGGGCATGGCTTACAAGCTCAATGGAGTTATGGCGTAACCACGACGAATGATTTTTGGGAGGTAGTTTGCTCTGGCTCAATTCCTGAAGCGGGATCACCTGTAAGAAGTATCCAACTGGAACGCAGATGATTTATCTCGATCAGGGAACGCGTATCATGAACAAGATGCAAGAACTCATATTTAACGAGTTTAAGGTAGCGGTTCATTTCGACAAAGATTACGCTCATCATGGGACAACTTTTTGGAACATTTTCCTCAATTCCGTGGGTGACATTCAGCCGTATGCGGGCGGGTTGATGAGGCAGTATATATTTGACATTCGTTACTATATGGTACGGGAAGGCTTTTCTCGCCACACACACGCTGAATATCTTTCAAACACCACAGAGCGTTTGATGAGATTGATGAAGAATAATCCGTCCCCTGTGTTTGACGAGACAACCTTTTCAACATATCTAACGAGATGGGCTTACAGTGTGGATTATTGGAATTTGATTACTCAATATATTTATCATGATGGACGAATTGTTGATGTAGACTACAATCCTTCTTTGAGGGGTCAAGAGTCAGATGAGGCAAATCTCCATGTAGTCAATTATCAGTTTTCATGTAGATCATCCGAACCTGATTACGAATAGGAATTCAAATGAAGATAAAAATTTCAGACAAGAAAAAACCAATCCCCCCGTGGGAATCATATTGTGGACTCTCAGTTGAGGATTGGGAACAGCTCAATGCGGGCAAGGAAGTGGAAGTTGATTCTATTCCCCCTGCCGCAGAGGAGTTTGTAACAGAAACCAAAAAAAAGGAGACTAAATAATGGCACTCGATGGAGCGGGTTATGCCCCAAGCGAATTCAAACTCGCATTAAAGGCCGAAAGTACAATCGGCACAGCCAATGTCTCTTCGATGAACCTTATCAATGTTGATTCTGTTTCACTCCCTGCACTTAATCCAACTCAAGTTTTGGATGTGAGAAGCGGGGACGGACGGACAGCGAAAGCGGAAGATGCTTTTGTTACAGAGAAAGGGACGACGAAAGAGATTGCATTCTCAGGAACGGCAGACAGTACGGTTTTGCCACTTTTACTTCAGAATATCACAACGACTGCTGTGGGTTCAAGTCCTGCCAGTTATGATGTTGCTTACAACTACTCACCACCCGAATTGGAGACTGGGGACAACAGTTCAATTACGATACGGGACACGGTCACGGTTGCTGTCGTCAGCCCCGAAGCAGGCAACGATCAATCAATAGTATTCCCCGGTTGTTGTTTAACATCTCTCAGTTTGACGGGAGACATGGGAACTGAGTCTGGGCGTATCAAAATTAGTGGGACGTTCAAAACGGGCTTCCCTCCGTCATACGCTCAGAACAAACCAACATCAATGACGGCTCACGGGTCAACTTATTATTCTCTAACTGATTTCCATACGACGAGGACTGTTGCGGGAATCTCTAATTGCGTGATAGCATCTTGGACATTAAATCTTGAGAATGATGCGGTTTATTTGGGATATGATGGAGCGACTGCTATCCCTCAATCAATCGTCAGAGCAATTCCTGAGTTGGCTGTTTCGCAGGACTTTTCATTGAAATACGACGACAATACAGCGGGGATGCACGTTTTGTATAAAAACGGATCGAACGCCGCTATTGAATTGTCAAATCACGGAACTTGGTCATCAGCTTCGACATTTGGAGTCAAAGCCGCCAATGGAAGGATTACAAGTGTTGAGTGGTCGGACGCGGCGGCTATGTTTGTAGATATGTCAATCAAAAATATGGCGACCACAAGCGGACACGTTATTCAAATAATCGCTTGAGGTAAGTATCGCCTCATGACGAGAGAGTGGCTTAAAAGCCCCTTTTCTCAAGCCGTTTTTTTCAATATACATCCAATATACCCAAGGGAGGTAGAAATGAAGGTAAATGATCTTGAGATTCGAGAAATCACGTTTGGACAAGAACGAGAACTCTACAATCTATACAAAAAAGCTTACCGCAGTTCAAAGATTGACTATTCAAGTGGAGAAGTCTCAGATGTGCAAATTGATTGGGATGCTCACGACTTAGCTGTGGCACAGGCCCTTGATTTTGCTATTGAAAAGCCGGAAGAAGCCTTTAAGGATATGAGCCACCCAGAGATTGATTCGTTGGGGCAGAAGATTTTGGTTAAATATCTCAGGATGGATGATGGATCAAAAAAAGAATAAGGGCTTTGAGTTACGCCGTATGGGGGGCGGCTCTCGGTTATACTGAAACCCCTCAGTTCCCGCTAATCCTCCCGGCGGGAACATTTTACACAGCTCAAAGCCCTTCCTTATTTCGGGCGGTAGAATATGATGAAGAGGAGAGATGGAACGAAGTGGAGCGATTGGCACAGGAAGCTGATGGGACAAAGTTCTCGGTGGGGCAACAACTCTATTATCAGATTCATTTTTTTGCTAACCCCCGATTCTTGTGGGATCGTGAATATGACCAACTAATTGAAGAATACTACATGATGGAATCTATGAACATTCCAATAGCACGATCCCTTGACGAAGCCCCGGCGCAGAAGTTGAGGGATTTTTCACTTATTAAGCAGGAGGCTTTATCCCTCCAGAAACATTATATGGAGAAACAACGTGGCAGTTAGCAAGGTAATTGAACTGATATTCCGCACAAAGGGTGCGGACAAGGCAACGCAAAAGACTGAAAAGTTGGACACTCGTCTTGTAAAACTCGGCAAGTCTGCTATAAAAGCAGGAGCGGCTTATTTTGGGGCAAGGGGACTCATCGTTGCCATGAAAACCTCCGTTAATGAAGCCATACGATTTGAACTTGCGGTTGCGAAAATGAACCAAGTCATGCTGTCCATGAATACATTTACTCCAGAAGCATCCCGTGTGCTTCAGGGCTATGCGGCTTCCCTCCAAGAAGTGACCTTGTTTAGCAACACAGCTATTTTAGAAGGAATGAGTTTGTTGCAGACTTACAAGCAAATCCCTGACGATGTAATGCCAAGAGCTATTGAAACAATGCTCGACATTGCAACTGTAATGGATGGAGACCTTAGAACTGCGGCAAATAAAGTTGGAAAGGCCGCAATGGGGATGTCTGGGGAATTGAGAGAAGCAGGGATTACAGTTGATGAGGAAATCGCAAGGCACGGAACTTTCGCTGAAATTTTAGATGAGGTTGAAAAACAGGTTGGTGGCGTTGCAAAGGCGGCAGGAGAAACACTTGCAGGAGACTTGGCACAAGCAGGTCACGCAGTAGATGATCTGAAACGAGAGTTTGGATTGTTGGTGTCCCCCGCAGTCTCCCAAGTCTCTTTGGCTTTGAAGGAACTTGCCAGAAATTTTAGAAGAGTTTTAAGCCCCGAAAGGCTTGGGACTCAAGAATTACGAGAGGAAATTGCGAGTCTTGAAGCTGAGGTTGAGACACTTCCTAAAATTTCATTTACTGTGGGTGGAGCGGCGGCACAGGTGGGAGTAATGCAAAGAAAAAAAGAGATTGAAGATTTGAGAGTGTTGTTGCAGTTGGCATTAGATAGGGAGAATGCTGAGAAGAAAATCATCGTTGCCGCCAGATTGAGAGATGAGGAGCTTGAGAGAACCAAAGATTCCATGAATACGATGGCGGGACTGACAGCCTCAACTGCAACAGATTTGGCACAGGCCGCTATTGCGGGGAAGAATCTTGGGGATGTTATGGCACAGGCCGCAGTCGAGGCTATTATTATCGCCGCCCAAACGAGAATCGTCTCAGCATTATTGGGAATGGGAACAGACAGCCCTTTTGCCACTTTTGCGACCAAACTATTCGGATTCACTGGTCAAACCCCAACCGTCAACAATAGCATCAATATCAACGGCGGTCTTGTCTCTGATTCCTATGTTAGGAATACTTTGATGCCTGCCATGAATCGGGTGAGGTCTTTGGGTTAATGCTTAGTTTCAATTCCACTCTCACCAATAAACTCAAGCTGAGAAATGCTCAGACTTTCTGGTGTTTGAAATTGTATTACAATGATGAGTCCGCTTTTGTGGGAATGAGTGATACGCACAGAGTTGATGGGTCTGATATTTATTATGGGTTAATTACAGATTGGGGAAATATCTCACAAAGCATTGAGTATTTTGATTTCAGTTCTTCTATTGCGAATATGACTGTTAAAGTAGTTAATTCTCAAAAATCATTTCAGGATGGAAGGTTCTCAGATCAATTAGCCACAAAGAATTTCGCCAACAGGAAATGGGAATTGTTCCAGTGTGTTCATGGCTTAACATTTGACACTGCTGCTAATATGATCGGCTCTGGAGTTATAGCAGGGCAGACTGAATATAATAGAAATGAATTATCGTTTATTCTTATGGATTATAGCCCGAGGTATCACAAAGAATTACCCACAGATGTTGTTGACCTTTCTACTTATGCAAATGCTCCAGAGAAAAATCTTAACAAACCAATCCCTATGACTTACGGCTATTTCCATGATATAACTGATTCTGGTACTATTGACTCACTTATGACAAGTGTTTACACTGAAGCAAAATTTCCCGCAATCATAACAAATACATGGGACGACTCAACTAATTATATGGTGTCGAAACCTGACACCGAAGATATGCACACGCTTGACACGGGAAATGTTTATTATCATGGTGGTGGTGGTGAATTTGGTGCTTTCTATGCAAGTAATGCCGCAGTCAGTACTTCTGATCCATCTCTTTCTACAAAGGGGGCAATCTTTTATCACTATCCCATATTGAGGAATGGTGGGAATATAACGGACAAAAGTTTTAGCACGTCTACTACACTTACAGCCAACAATTCAAGTGGCACTGTCTCTTTTGATATTCCCAAGATTCCAAATCTGGGTGAGATTACTTATATCCGTGCCATTATTTCTTATGCTTCTTTTAGTGATGCTTCTATTGACGGGTCTGATGTTTTCCGAGTACAAAACGCATCTGCTACTTCTACCAATGCCGCCTTAGAATGGAATCCTGATGACGCACATGAAAGAGTAGATGTAAGTGCTATGTTTACCACAGCACAAAAAGATTCTTGGGACTTGGAAGGAACATATCAGTTCTATTTATTGACATCCATTTCTGGAAATAATCGCAACTGTGCCATTAAGCAGATTGAGGTGGAAATTCAATTCAATGCGAATCAAACATATCTCCAAGAGTTTGATGACATGAGATATTCCGCTGTCCCCAAAATTGTTTTTGAAAAGGGAAATGCTAAATCTGTAAAAGTAATGAAGAAGGTTCGGGTAACGGGACAGCAATTACAACCTGCAAATATAGATTATGTTTATTTTTCTGGAATAGGTAGAAAATTTCCATCAGGCATTACAAGCGGCAGATCAACTGGCTATGCGACTTCCGATTATATCACAAATCCCATCTATATTATTGAGGACATAATTAGAACAGGACTTGGGCTTACCACTGTTGATGCAACTACTTTTGATGCTTCTGGGAATACTACAGACGGATTAATTACCCATGTTTTTGATGATGCAGTTGGGGATGTAAAATTTGCCTTTAGTCAAAATAAATTTATTGATTCCAAAGAATTTATAGAAAAGATTGGTGGGCTATGCGGCACTTATGTCTTTCTGTCTGGTGATGGAAATTTCAAAACAAAGACTCTAAAAAAACCCGCTGACTATTCCGCAGAGGATCAGTCTATTGATTACAACGACATTACTTTAGATGTTATTAGTTTGACTCCTGCCAACGCTGTTCGGAATAATATTACAGTGCAATATCAATTTAATTATGGAATGAATCAAACTTCTGGCACAAAAACTGCATCAGATTCTACCTCTCAGGGAACTACGGTGAATGGGATAAAACAAACCTTAGAATACGAACATGATGCAGGGATGATTCAAGATGGCACTACGGCTCAGAATCTTGCAACCTATTACAAAGACATTATGAAGGACAGGAAAACAACAATTATGTTTGATGTGCCTTCGGCAAAATATAATCACCTTGAGATCGGCGACATCATCAACTTTGATAATTGGGATGCAAATATCAAATTGTATGGAGCAAGTATGGATTCATCCAATAATTTTTTTATGATAACACAAACGAACAAACGACCAAACGGATGTGAGTTCTTTTGCATAGAGGTTTCAGATTAAATGACATATCAACGAATTCAAACACCAAGATTTTATGTAGACACGATCAATTGGCTCGTATCAAGAGGGATTGCCTCCACCGAGTTTGATGTGCCCTCAGCGGGAGCCAATTTAATTGACCACGATGCCACCCATGTTGACGAAGAACTTTTCGATATGAACCCTGCTAATCAAGTTATTTTTTCAACAAGTGATTCTTCAGCAACAAGAGCCGATCATGTTATGTTCGTTATTGATAAGCAGGTGACAGACATTCCGACAAATTTTGTGGCAGTGCTTAACCACAACATGGATTCAGCTTCTGGTAAATTTCGCATCGCTACGAGCACAAATAACATTACCGCCGCCGATCCCTCTGCTGTTGCCTGCACTTCAGTCTTGAATGCGGCTGATTCATCTGATATATTTACACCCGCAACCGATGGCGATTCCATTGTTACATTGGATTCGGCTTCGAGTAGTCGATATATCGGCATTCAATTTGAGGGCGATTCTGACTTTAGCTCTTCCAATGATTTGAAAATTGGCTGTATTCTCATTGGTGAGTATTTTGACATGCCTCTCGCTCCCGATCTTCAGGTCACAAGATCAGTGGCTTTCGGAAATGATATTATGGAAACACCGGCAGGGAGAAGGTTTAGCCAAGCGAGATGGTTGGAGGGCAATCAATCTTCAACGACTCAATCAGGGCAACCGTTTAGAAATGCAACAACACCCACAGCCCAAAGGTTCGGTGGCAGGATGAGTTATTCTATGAATTTCAGTTTTCTGAATGATGACGATTTAACAACGAGCAACATTGCAACGGACTCAAGTACAGATTCATTCTACAATATGGTTTGGAATCGGACAGGTGGCAGTCATCTTCCATTTGTGTTCACCCCAGATAAAAGTTCAACGACAGCGGGAGATTATATTTTCGCTCGGTTCGGACAAGATGAATGGGCATCGCAACAAGTAGCGAGCAATGTTTTTTCCACATCGTTGTCGGTTATTGAGGAATTTTAGCAACAAACCTGACCTGACTCATATTCGTTGTAGGAAAAGCCGTGTCATTCTTTCTCCTGATGCGGCTTTTGTTTTTCCCAAAACCTTTCAATCGGTGTGGTGAAAAAATAGCTTGACTTGTAACTGCTTTGAGTGTTAAGCTCTTGGAGCATGAATGATTTACGATTAAAAATCAACCCCGGCGAGAACGCCCTCTCCTTTCATCATTCATGCAAGTTCTCGCCGGGTGTTTCATTTTGGAGGAATTACAATGAAACGCTACAACATGAAAAAGTACAGAACAACAAGGGCAGTATGAAGAAAATGAAGTGTGGCGTAAAACTAACGAAAAGACAGATGGCATCGCTCCGCTCAGAGTTCCCCAACATTGGACAGCGGATCGCTATAAAAGAAGCCTTTGGCTTGCCTATCTCTCGCGGGGAAAAATCATGGTTCACGAGGCAAGTAAACATAAAAGATGGATCGAGTAACAGTGAGCATCATGTCAGAAATAGACCTTGACCTTCGTTCTGGCGACGGGCCAATGATTATGGATGCGATCTATGAAGATGTTGATTCTATTGAATTTTATCAAGAACATAAGGAGAACGAAATGATTGATGAACACGAAGTGAAAGGGATCGTGCTTGAAGGTTTCGAGTGCGCCATTGACAAAATGAGAAAAGAGCATGAAGCGATAGGGGCATATCAACCGAAGGCACTGGCCATTGTGAACGCTTTCCCGGCTTATAGGCCCATTTACAGGCGAGCTTTTGATGGAATTATCGCATTTCTCGATCGGTGGTTTTAGAGGACAGGTGGTTGTGCCTAATCGGAAAGCAAAGAACAGAAAGCAGACCAGACGAGAGAAAGACGAATATTTGAGTAAGCATGGTCGGACACCATCACAAATTAAGCGCAAACTAAAAAGAAGGAAAAAGAGGGATGAACGGATCAGTTGAATACGTCGCGCATATCGAGTGGGAAGCTGGTGGTGGCGGCCTTGACTTCTGGATTTGGGGGAGAAAAAGATTTGATTGGATTATTGAGGACTTGCGGGAGTGTCTTGATAGGGGATTCTCAACAGCTACGGGGAGTTGCCCCAGAGCAAAAGTCGTGAGTGTCGAAAGGTGCGAGGATGGCAAACGTGAAGACGTTACTGAGTTGGCTTTTCGACGAATTAGTTAAAATCAAACACGGGGGAATCAAATGAGTGATTTGCAAACGGTTAAGATAAATGGCAAGGACTATGTAATAAAAACGGTTAAGATAGGTGGCAAGGACTATGTAATGGTCGACGAGAGGCTTCGCATATTTCACGAAATCTATCCAAACGGGTCGATCGAGACCACGGTAAACATAGAAACCGAGTTTCTCACCTACCTTGCAACAAAGTCTCAAGCTCCTGTTCTTGCAGTCAGGGCGGTGGTAACCCCAGACGTGAGTGTGCCTGAGAGGTTTTTCACGGGACACGCCTACGAAGTAGAGGGGTCGACTTTTATCAATGATGGGTCGGCTCTCGAAAACTGTGAAACGTCAGCGGTCGGAAGGGCGTTGGCAATGCTTAATATCGGACTGATCGGTGACGTTGCGTCGTTTGATGAGGTGGCTAACGCACAAGCCAATAAAGCAAAACCAATACACCATGAGCATCCAAACGGTGCGGCCCTTACTGATGAAGAATGGAAATCACAGCGAAACAATGTGGCGTTTACGGGTGGTAAGAACGCAGGCCTTGCTTGGTGCGATCTTAGCAATGATGTGGTTAAGTGGGCTTCTGAACAACATAAATCAGAAGAGAAGAAAATGATGGCACGAATGGAAATGGACTACCGTGCTTTCACCAATTCGTCTGAGGGGGAATCAAACCCTCTGTCGGAAAGCCCGGTCGATAATGAGTTGCCATTTTAGTGGATTCGTGGCGACGTTGGGCAGAGCAGTTCGCAATAGGGCAAAGTCGATTTTGCGATCTCTTCGGATTCAAAGAAGGAATCATCAGATCAATCGAAGTGAAGCGGACGGTGGTCGGTCAGAGACACTTGCACGACTGTCGTCCACACGAAATAATGGAAGTGGTGAGAAAGCTCAAAGACGAATTAGACCGTGTCGATTTTGCGGCTGTGGAGACCAAAACTACGGCATCACGGAAGAAGGGAAGGCCGTGAAGCGTGAGGGGGGAAGATGGATAGAGGTTGGATAAGCCTTCACCGAAAGTTGAAAGAACATTGGATTTGGGAGAAGCCTGAATATGTCCGAGCGTGGATTGACCTTCTTTTTAGGGCAAGTCATAAAGACACAAAAATGCTTTTTGATGGCAAATTTATCCTTGTTGGCAGGGGTGAATTTATTACATCACAAGAGGGTCTTGCGTTGGAATGGGGGTGGTCAAGAGGAAAGGTAAATCGGTTTCTCCATTTGTTAGAAAAAGATTCAATGATCGTTCTAAAAACGGGACACAAGGCGACACACGTAACTATCTGTAATTACAGCACTTATCAGAATATGCGGACATCAAACGAACATCAAACGGACATCAAACGAACATCAAACGAACATCAAACGGACACAATCAATAATGGGAATAAGGGAAATAATGGGAATAAGGGGGGAGAGCCACCCCTTCAGTACCCTGTACTAAAATTCTGGAAAATGTTTAACAACTGGGAAGAGAAGAGAAATCTATTACCACAGGAAACGCCGAACAGGGTAGAGCGTCAGTTGATGGTTCGAGCGTTGGAGCAGTTCCCTTTGGAGGTCTGGAAGCCTTTCATTGATGAGATGCACAGGCGAGGCGACCAAAAACAGCTCAAATGGTTTGTTGACGGAGACTTCAGGCGATATGACCCAAAAAGGCCCATGAGGAACGGTAAGCAGGGCGAGTCTTTGGAACTAACTTACACATTTCGATGCTTGAATCACCCCGAGAGGAAAACTAAGAATGAAAGCAGAGCTTTCTATAAACTTTGCCCAGACTGCAACGAGCGATTGGTGCAAGTTGATTCACGGGTAAAGAGGCCCAAAACCTTGCTTTCACCAATTCGTCAAGGCCCATGAGGAACGGTTAAGTTGGAGGATTCCGCATGATTCGGCGTTGCCCGACCCACAACGATCAAAGAACTGACTGTGGGGTTTGTTATCCCCCGGTCAATGAGTACGACTGGACCACAGGGAGCAGAGACAGATACAGGTTTCACTTACAATCCTTCAAGGATCCCACAGAAGAGAAAGAAGAAGAATCTGACCACCGTGACAGTTATGACAGCGACACATCCAAGCTTCAAATAGGAGAGGTTTGCGGACTTGAGTGACGATCCAATCAATCCAGACTATTATAGGCGGGGGATCGAAGTGACAAAGTTCATCCTAAGTTGGGAACTGGACTTTTGCGAAGGGAACATTGTGAAGTATCTCTGCCGATGGCAGGAGAAGAATGGGATTGAAGACTTGAAGAAGGCTAAAAAATATCTCGAACTCCTGATCGAAGACACCTTAAAACGTAAACAATAACAAACGGGAGACAATAGTGACGAAAATCAACACCTATGTGGACTCAAACAACGAGATGGGTTTGCGGCTTATGCTTAGTCTTGGGCTGAAAGAGCTTAAAGACAAGCAGTTTAATTATGATTTAATCAAGCAAGCAGAAGAAGAGCATGACAGGCTTCACAATGTTTGCAACGCGAAGAACAAGAATGAAGAAAGCTGTAGCGTATAAGTTAAAAGAGGCCGCATCAAAAGTGGCGCGAGGGTATTCCCGAAGCGACAGGGATCACAACTATTCTAATGAGAGTTTTGAGGTGCAAAAAATAGTTCCACATTCCGAACAGACGGCAACGGTTGTCTATCTTAAAAGCTCTGGCAAAATGGCGGCGGCTTTCTTCTATTTTGTATCCGCGAAAGATGACTGGCGTTATTGGTTTCCAACGGATTCACACATTGCAGGAATGGAAGGGTTTAGGGGTATCAAGGAAAGAGTGGAACACGAGAACTTTGACAAGAATTTCGATTTTGTTGCACGACCTTAGGGCGCAGAGAGGCCACACATCTTACTGGTATCCCTTACCTCAAAACAATGGCTTCTCTGCCCCTTTATATTTGCATGCTCCCTCTACTGCATGGTAAATTCACTAATAACGAGAGATAAAAGTTTATACAATTCTACGAGATCAAAAGATGTCGACTAACAATCACCAGACTCAGCCACAGAGAAAACAAGTGAAACAAAGAGTTAGTGCGATGTATGTCTGCCCGGAATGTAATCGGGTTTACAACGATCCAATGACTATTGATTATACGCCAAAGCAGGACTTCTACCCGGGCTTTCCGACGATTGGAAAACCTCGAAAGACTTGTGATGAATGCGCTGATGAATAACAGAGGCAGTATACAGAAAAAACATCCCGGTCCGATTAGAAAGAGATATAAGTGGCCCTACAAAGACATAGACGACCCCAAGTATATCAAAGAACGTGACGAGTTCTTTGCCTTAAATGGCAACGGATGGTGGGTTTACAACAAATCAAGAAATCTTTAGTTTTGGGCTTGGTTGACCTTAATTGATACACGAGTCGCAGGTCAGTGAATTAACATCTACGCCAAGCCCATTATATTCTATAACTAAACAGAGTCCGATAATCTTCCATAACCATCCAAATACTCACTACCTGAGGACTACCGTACTCCTACCGTAACAGTACAGTCCAATAGAATAGAAAAGAATAAAACAGAAAAGAAAGTAGTAGAAGAAGCCACTGCTACCACTTCATCTCATATTCTTTAACTAAACAGAAGGATTGATTGATCTTGTGAGACAATTAGTGAGTATTTGGAAGGAGGAAAGAGAGTGTATGACTGAACATTAACGAAAAAGGAAAACGTGGCGAAAGGGAAGTCGCCAAGATAATCAACAAAACCCTCGGGGCCAACTGTCGAAGGACACCGAACTCAGGAGGGTTGTCTTTTAAGGGTGATATTATAGACATTGACATTGACAGCCATCTGTATAATTACCATTTTGAAATAAAGAACACCAAAAGCCTTGTTCTTCCCAAGTGGATCAAACAGGCTGAAGGTGATTGCCCTGTCACAAAGATTCCACTTCTAATCTATAAGCACAAGGGCGAATGGCGAGTCGATATGAGATTGAACGATTGGTTGGGAGATCAGCTGACGATACAGGAATTGCTTAAGAACAAATAACCTCTATCTTGCGGGAGATATAGATGCGGAACACAAACAAACCACCCTATGCGGGTACGGAGATTCCTTACGCTCCAAAGAAACCACCTACAAAGAAGCAGGTCGAGGTTTTGATCTTGCGTTGTTGGGGATTGACTCAAGAAAAGATTGCCGAGAAAATGGGTATTTCAAGAAGCACAGTACAAAAAAGAATAATGGCTTTACGAAAAAAGGGGATTGACGTGCCATAACTACATCAAAGCCAGAACTTTTATCTCTCTATTTTAAGAGACTTACGAGAATTCCCCCTCTCTAAACTACATCATTTTTCACAATAGGCAAGAGAGAAGATGCCTAAACCTATTGAAGATATGAGCATTGAAGAACTCCAGATCACCTATGGAGTTTCTCGTCCCAAAGCCAAACAGATTCACAAAGTCTACTGTAAATATCCAACGGACGCAACCGATGGCGATTCCATTGTTACATTGGCTATGGTATCGGCTGGGTCGGATTATCAGAGTGAACATGGTGAAGATTTTTTCGAGATGGGGGATAGAATTGATCTTCCTGATGGATGCCTTGAGAATTTACCAGACGAAGCCGAAGAAGAATGGTGGATGGTAATATAGAACAAGAAGGAACTGTGTTGAATGTTGAACTGGTTGGCATTAAGAATCTCAAGACTACTCATAATTGGCGATTGGAGTTTGATGTGTATGAGATTGATTCAAAGAAGGTCGCAGAATTAGTGGGACAAATCGAGAAAGCCTTTGTAATGGCTTTAGTGGAGAATGAGTGATTCTGCTGAAAAACAGCAAGGAAACAGCACTAAAGTTGTTGGCAGACCATTCAAGAAGGGTGTGTCTGGCAATCCCAATGGGCGACCAAAGAAGGGAACAGCTATTGCCGACATTCTTAATGCAAGGGGGGATGAAGTAGATGATAATGGACTTACTAACAGAGAGATCATGCTACATAAAGTATATGACAAGGCAGTGAAGCATACCGATAGATGGGCGGTTCAATTCATAGCGGACAGGACGGAGGGCAGGGCGATAGAGCGAAGCGTAGTTTCTGATGAGTGGAAAGAACTCGTAACGGAACTCCATAAGCCTGAAAGCTGATTATTTTAAGCGGATAGGTTATGAGCCTGAACCTATCCAGTGGTCGTTACACAATTCACAGGCTCGCTATCGAGTAAATATACAGGGAAGACGTAGTGGAAAATCCTATGGAGCATCAAGAGAAGCAGAGGTCGCCATCTTTAATGAAAACAGTCGTGGGTGGATTGTTGCTCCTTCCTATGAGCTTGCTTCTAAGGTTGGCAGAGAGATTCATGAGAACCTTATCCTCAAATGGAAATTCCCAACAGTCAACAAGCGGGTTGTCAATGGACAGCTCTTCTATGCCAAGTTCATTAACAACTCAGAGGTCTGGATCAAGTCTGCCGATTCCCCCGATACAGGGCTTGTCGGAGAAGGACTTGATTGGCTCATTATTGATGAAGCCGCCCTTCTCTCCCGAAACATCTGGGAGCAATACTTACGTCCCACCCTTTCAGACCGACAAGGATGGGCGTTATTCGTGTCAACCCCTCGAGGGTACAACTGGCTTTATGATCTCTACACGCGAGGGCAGTCTTGCGATTATCCTGAATGGGATTCTTGGCAACACGCCAGTACAAGTTCGAGGTACTTCAGGGATAACATAGACGACCTCAAGAATGAACTCACCAAAGAAACGTATGAACAAGAATACTTGGCACAGTTTACATCCTTCGCAGGGAAGGTTTATCCATTTGACCGAAACATACACGTTGGTCGATTTGATTTCAACCCTGATTGGGAGACTTATTGCTCTGTTGATTTTGGTTATCGCATGCCCTCTGTTGTGTGGTTACAGGTTGGCAAAGTCGATGGTGATGTGGAGGTTCATATAATTGACGAAATCATTCATGACACAAACATCAAGACTGAGGAGTTGGCTGATAAGATTCTTGCAAAGAACTACCCCGTTTTACACGTCTACTGCGACCCGGCGGGCGCAGGGGTACAATCAACGTCAGGGATCGGAGACGTTGAAATATTCAAGAGGAAGGGCATCTTCCCACGATTCAAGAAGGATAAAGTATCCCGTTCAATCCCTTCAGGCATTGATCTGGTTAGGTCGTACGTTGAAAACGCCGAGGGTAAGGCAAGGCTTTTCGTCTCGGACAAATGCGTAAACATTATAGAAGACTTTGAGAATTACCGCTACCCAGATCGAAAAGAGAACCAACGTCTCAAGGACGAGCCATTGAAGGACGGGAGACACGATCATGGTATGGATGCGGTGCGATATTTTTTCATCAACAGATTTCCGATTGTGAAACGGGAGGCAATTGAGGTTCAAAGGTACTGGTAAATGATTATTCCCGATTTGAGTGAGCAGAGCATTGTTGGAAGCATTAAGAAGTGGATCGACGAATCGCACGTCAAGGAACGTGAAGATCGAATCAACTCAATGAATTATTATGAGGGCATCAACTTGGAGGAGGAAACACGCAAGTGGTTCGACCGAAATGCCCTCAATTACGCCCCCCCGATGGCAGTGAATATCACCAAGAAGCTGATTGACTCGCGGTTCATTGCTTACAAGACAGCCCCAGAACGGAGGGCTGATGATCGCTATCTTGATGTGCTTGGCGACTTAGATCATGACATGGTGGAAGCTGATCGCTTAACGGGACTGCTTGGCACGATCGCCATGCTTCGGTTCTATGACGAAGAGAGGCAAGTCATGGACTCTCATATCCTCACAGACTTTGAACCGATCTTTGTCCCAAACAACCCCAACCCTGTCGGAATCATCTACCCTTTGTTCTCGCATGGGCAGGCGAAAGAGAATGAACAGGAATGGGTTTATTGGAGTGATGAAGCACATTTCAAGATGCTCAAAGGTGGTAGAATCATCCACGTTAATGAACAGGATGTCAACCCCTATGGTGAAATGCCGATCCTGTGGAGTCATCTTTATCCTATGATGGGTAACGAATGGTGGCGGACAGGCAAGGGGGTCATGGTAGCTAACTCTAATCAGCTTTACAACGTATTCGGCACGCAGTTATCACTTGGCAATATGTATCAATCTTTAGGGCAGAGTGTTCTGACGGGCGTTGACGATGGAGCAACACGCCTGAGAATGGACGTGTCGAAGTTGTTAGTCTTGCCAGAAGGAGCTAACTATTCAATCGTCAGCCCATCGGGATCGTTAAATGAGATCAGGGAGAACATGAAATGGGTAGTCGAGACAACAGCCCACGCTCTGCATTTGAAAGTGAAATGGGGTAGCGATGCAGGCTCTACATCGGGAGAACATCAACGCATTCTTGAGGTTGATCTCACCGAAGCTGTAATGGCCGACTTTGAGCGGTGGAGGAAGTTCGAGAAACAACGGTTCAATTTAGATCGTGTGATACTTGATTCGCACAATGTGAAGGTTGGGGAAGAGTATTCAATCAACTTCTCCGAGCCTCACATACCCCTATCTCCTCAACAGGAGCGGGAAGAATGGGAATGGAAATGGAACAATGGTTTAGCTACCAAGAAGGATTGGTTCAGACATTACAATCCAGACATGAATGACACTCAGATAGATGAACGGCTCGGCGAGGCACAGGCTGAAACTCAAGCACAGGCTGAAGTAGCACAACCTGCTCAGTCATTAGTGGAGAGATTGGTCAATGCCTAACGCCGCAGACAATTACATGAAGGCACTGGATGTGATCCAAGCCAAGTTGTTGAACGAATTGCCGACCCTTGCATCCCGGCTGTCTATGCTAACGGATGCGGAATTAACAATTCTCGCTCGGGAACTTGACTTCTTCCAAGAGCTGAACAGGCTCGGCTACTCCGATGCTTTGTCTACTCTGATGGATCAATACGACAATGTGGCTTCAGATGTATTTGCTGAAGCATCCAAGAGGGGATTGCAGGTATCTGTTGCATCAGCTCAATCTTTGGAGTTGGTGAAGGAACTGGATGCCATGACTCTTTTGGGAAGAGCGAGGGAATATAGCAGTAAGCTTAAAACGGAAATGCTGAAAGGAATTATTGCCGGAGAGAGTGGGGGAGATATAGCGAGGCGATTAGCCGACACGATAGGCAAGGAACTGACAGGGGCAAACGTGAACATGATCGTCAACGATTCATTCGCGAGGTTCTCTAACTCAGCCACCTTTAAGGCGTTTGAGGATGACTCTACGGCAAAGTTTAGATATATCGGCCCATTGGACGAAGTCACTCGTCAGGAGTGTCAGGATGTTTTAGCCAAGCAACCCGAATCGGGGTACACGGTTGATGAGATTGGTGGCTTAGAAGTCGGGCTGTCAGACAGGGGTGGATTCAACTGTCGTCATGATTGGGTGGCGGTATGAGTAAGGCATCAGACATCCCAAAGATTCCGGGTTCATTGTGGCAGAAAGCGGGTGAAAAAGCAAAGGGATTAATCCTGACGGATGCCAGCAAAGGGCAGTTCCAATCCAAGAGGACGACAAAATACAAATACTCAGGCTCAAATGACACTGCCGACCCACACACCTATTTCGCTCGAAAGAAACGGGATATGAGGAAACTCGGTCGAGGATTAAATAAGGTCGGGCAAGGCGATAGATATAAGGGGTTGGAAGGAAAGAGCTTGAGCAAAGAGGTTGGCTTTGTCAACATGAGGCTCACGGGGAAAACACAACGAAGGATCAAGGCCGAGTCTATCAAGAATGGATTCAAACTGATCTTTGCCAGAGGTGAGATTGTGGAGGGCAACGCCAAGCGTGGTTATATATTGAATGATTTGCGAGATAAGAATTACAAAGTGATTGAAGACATGGTTGGGCAACAGCTTGATAAGAACATTAACAAATACACTTCAAAACCGGAAACTTTCAGAATCGGGGGATGACAGCTCTACAATATACCTCTAATCTATACCGTGGGTGAAACTCCCATCATCCCCCTTTTCATTTATAGATGTCAGATTTAACAAAACAGGAGGTCAGCATGACCGAAGAAACCAAAGAGACTCAGGAGAGTCAAGCTCCAGAACCCGAAGTACAGGAATCAACTTCGAGTGATGTGGATGTTGCCGAATTCATAGCAGAAAGCAAAAAGTATCGGCAAAGAGCACAGAAAGCAGAGACGAAGTTAGAGAAACTTCAAAAGCAAATGGATGTTGACAGGCAGAAACAGATGGCTGACAATGAGGAATGGCGTGAACTCGCTGAAGAGCGGGCGAACAAGATTGCTGAATTGGAACCCATCGTAGAACGGGCGACAGCTATGGAGACAGCCATTAGAGATGAACTGCTTTCTGACTTTTCCGAGGAAGATCGGGAAGATTTCAAGGAACTTCCAACACCCGCCCTGCGGAAAGTTCATGGGAAACTACATAAACAAAAACCCGCCAAGACTGAGACTAATGTTGCAGGCATATCATCAACCCCTTCAAAGAAGATGGGTGACATGACTGATGCCGAGCGACGTGATAATTGGTCAAGTATAGTGGCGGGCTATATCAAATAGGAATATAAAATGGCAGAAGTAACATTAACGACTGCGGCCAACTTTAAATAATTGGAGTTGTAAAACCTTGCTATATGCTGGAAACCCCTTAGAGCCAAACATACCGACTACCAAGTTATCAGGTGAAAATTGTTTGGATTGGGCAATCAGCAGGGAAGTGGTGGTTCACCCCTCAACGACTACACGCAGGGCGTTCATTGAACGAAGATATAGTCTGTTCTTATGTGAGAGCATAAGAAGTAATTAGAAATAATTACTCGCCTTAAAGTTTAAGGTCACAAAAGTAACAGAAAGATCCCAGAAATGTGGGCCGACGGAATCCTTGATTACGCTGAGAGACAATTTCAGCTCAGGAATCAAGTAACTGACCTGTCAAGCATGGTCTCAGCAGGTGGCGACACCATCCACGTTCCGAAAGTAACTGAAGAGACTGCGGCTTCTTTAAGCTCTGGCTCGGCTGTCACTTACGGTGCAAATACCGATGGTAAAGTTGACCTCTCTGTTGACCAACACGCTTACGAAGCAAAACGCATAGGCGATAAACAAGAAAATGTTGCCTCTAAATTTGGCTATATCGGTGGAACTCTAAGTGCATACGCATAAGACAATACCGAGGAAAGACTGCATGATTGCAGAATCCGTAGAGACTAATACGCCAAACACCCATCGGGTGAAGATAGAGTCCGAACTGCATAGAAATATGCAGAGGGGAAGATGTGAACGATTCCCCCGCCTGATTCATCAGGTCATTAACAAAGTAACAGAATTGATCGTAAAGGTTCAGGAAAATGCTGACCTCTTCAATATGTATGCCAAGAGCATGGGCTACTCCATAGCCAAGTTCATTGAAAACTACATTGCTGTTTCAGTGCTTCAAGCGGCTACCGGGAACGACGTAACGCTCAGTGCAGATAACACATTCACAACCGCTCTTCTCAGAAGTGCTTTACAGAAGTTCCTCGATGCGGGACATTCATACACAGATGGAGATGCTTTCTTGTATTGCTCCCCTGCAAGTTATATGAGTGCCTTGTCTTTGCAGGACTTCTACGATGCTTCCAGAAGAGGCGATGGTGTTGGCCCAGTTGCAAGCGGTTCTGTTGGAATGGTATATGGTGTTCCAACTTTCGTTAGCACAGACTGGGATGACGATGGCGGTACCGGAGACGAGACGGCCAGTTTATTCAAACGAGAAGCGGTTTACTTCGCACAGCAGATCAGCCCAAGAGTGCAGTCAAGTTACGACATAGACTACCTCAGCACTTCAATAGTTGCCGATGTGGTTTTCGGAGCTTGTCTGAGTCATGGTGCTTCAAGCACATCGTGTGCAGTGGCAAACTTCAACAATCCATAAGGATAGCTGAAGCATAACTGAGTAACGGGGCGGGGCAACTCGCCCCAATGCTCACAAGGAGACAACATGAAATGGTTTAAGCGAAAAGACGGCTCTGTATTCGGGAAAGAAAATCCTTCTGATAAACAGATTGAAGAATATAAGAAAGCCGGGCATAAGGCGTGCGACGAAGCGGGCAATGCTTTGAAGAAGACCGCAAAGAAAGCCAAGAAATAGTGCCGATCTACGAGTTCCAGTGCGAGGACTGTAAAAGCGTATTTGACGTTTTTCAGGGGATTAACTCGAAGAGGCGACATAGTTGCCCACAATGCAACAGTTCTGCCCTTAGAAGGCTGATTTCACGGGTTCAAGCACGTTTTGGTAAAGATTTTTATGAGGAAGAATATAAGCGGGGGGAGTTTATTGATTAGGAGAGAAAAATGGCGACGGTAACAGACCTCACCAACAAACGAATTGCAGACAGCTATGTGCAGTTGCTTCACACTGGGGAAGATGGTGGATTAACCAGTACACCGCTTCAGATATATGATGGCGATGGTACGGGTTCAGCATTAAAGCTCGCCACGACATCAATTAACATGGCTGATTCCCATGTGTTGAAATTGGGAACAGGGAATGATTTAACCCTCTATCATGACGGATCAAATTCATACATCACCAACGCTGTCGGTGCGTTAAAAATTGCAACAGAAACGTCAGGGATTGCCGTAACGATCGGGCATAGTACAAGCGTGACCACAGTCGCTGACGATTTATCTGTAGCGGGAGACCTCGCTGTAGCTGGAACGTCCACTTTTAACGGCGTAATAACACTTGGCGATTCAGTGGCAGATACCGTCGCTTTCGGTGGTACCATTACAGGGAATCTTGTCTTTGAAGGCTCAACTTCAGACGCTCACGAATTAACACTTTCTCCCGGCGATCCCTCTGGTGATGTAACGGTAACGCTTCCAGTGACAACAGATACATTGGTCGGAAAAGCGACGACGGATACACTGACCAACAAAACATTAAGCGGTGCTGATATAAACACAGGAACAGTCGATGGGATCACAAGCCTAACCGTAGGGACAGATGGGAGTGGAGCTGATGTTTATTTCTACTCAGCCACGAGTGGCGATCATCTGTTCTGGGACTCTTCAGAGGAACTGCTAACCATCACTGGAACAAATGGCCAGACCGCTTTGAACGTAGCTGACGGAAACGTCACAGTCGCCGATACACTAACTGCAACCAACATCGGAGCTTTCACCTTATCGGGGAAACTCACTGCGGGAAGCACAGAAATTGAAGGATCGGCTTTTGATATAGATGGTGGAGATATTTCAGCGGCTACAATTTCGGGTGGACTTACTTGGAGTGCGGCTCAAGACCTCAATAATCAAAACTTAACAAACGTAGATATTGATTCTGGTGCTATTGATGGAACGACAATAGGTGCTTCAAGTGCCGCCGCGGGGACGTTTGCGGCCTTGACGGCGACATCATTTACATTGGGCGGAACAGCCGTCGGCTCAACAGCCGCTGAGTTGAACCTCCTTGATGGATCGGCTAAATCAACTTCATCTATTACCATAGCTGATGCGGATGCGTTCATCGTCATTGATGGGACGACTACTAAGCAGATTCCGGCTTCTGATCTCGAGACTTATATGGAGAGTTCGCTTGACACTCTTTCAAATGTCACAACGGTTGGCACTCTTAATTCGGGGGCTATTTCTTCAGGATTTGGTGCGATTGACATAGGATCGAGTGCCTTGTCTACCACAGGCTCGGTAACTCTTGGAGCAACGTCGTTCGGAGATAATGCCATTACCAATGTAGCTGACATTGCCCTTGATTCAATCAGTGCAGACGGAACAGACATCAACATTGCTGTTTCAGACAATTCAGCGACAGCCCTTACAATTAAGCAGGGAAGCGATGCGTATTTAATTGTAGATACGGCAAATAGTTCTGAATCAGTTTCAATCGGAACGGGGACTTCTGGCACTCAAATTATTTTGGGGCATTCGACCTCCGAAACCACGATTTCCGATAACTTATCTGTTACAGGCAACGTAACCATTTCTGGCAGTCTCCAGATTGTTGGAGATTCAAGTGAAATCCAAGCTGATAATCTTGTAGTTGACAATCCGACTATTGCAATGGGCTTGACCAATGGTTCAGCCCCTTCATCAGATAGTGGTTTTGATCTTGGATTGAAGCCTCATTGGCACACAGGGTCAGCGGCAAAGACTGCTTTCTTGGGTGTCGATGTTTCTACTTCTGCTTCAGCACCAAAATTGACCTACATCCCAGATGCTTCTTTCAGTTCTGATGTTGTATCGGGAACAGCAGGAACAATCGTTGCCAATCTTGAAGGTGATGTCACGGGTGATTTAACGGGGACAGCCTCTTTATTTACAGCAAGTGCAAATAATAGCACTGACGAAACAGTTTATCCAGTTTTTGTTGATGGTGCTACTGGATCACAGGGAGCGGAGACAGATACAGGCTTCACTTACAATCCTTCAAGTGGGCTGTTGACTATTGCAGGAGAACTTGATGCAGGGTCTTTAGACGTATCAGGGGATGCCGATATAGATGGGACTCTGGAAGCCGATGCGTACACGGTTGACGGGACTGCTCTTGCAACTTATATCAGAGACACCGTTGGAACGAATATGCTGTCAAGCAATACAGAAAGTGGAATCACCGTCACCTATGACACAAGCAACGACAACATTGACTTTTCTGTGGATGCGGCTCAGACGGGGATCACTTCATTGTTGGCTACTGATATAAAAATCGGTGAAGATGATCAGACCAAGATTGATTTTGAGACTGCTGATGAAATCCATTTCTATGCGGCTAATGTGGAGCAGGTATATGTTGCCGATAACATCTTTGGCCCACAATCAGACAGTGATGTTGATTTAGGAGCAACAGGGGTGAGGTGGAAGGATGCTTTTGTAGACTCCATCACCGTTACGGGTGAAGTTGATGCGGCTTCTCTTGATATATCTGGCAACGCTGACATTGATGGAACTTTAGAGACAGACAATTTGACAATCGGGGGGTCTCAAGGTAGTGATGGACAGGTCTTAACCTCAACGGGAAGTGGAGTGGCTTGGGAATCATCGTCAGCGGCAACCGCTCTTGATGGACTTTCTGATGCTGTTTCTGGCATTTCTAATTTTACCAACTCCCTGATCTTAGGGCATCAGACAACAGGAACATTAAGCAGTGCAGAGCAAAACACGGCAGTCGGCCATGCGGCTATGGATGCAATCACTCAGGGCGATGACAATTCTATTGTCGGTTACAATGCGGGAGGAGCCATAACGACCGGCTCTGGCAACACCTTAGTTGGATCGGCGGCTGGGGCTGATATCGTTGGAGGAAGTAATAATATCGTCATAGGACGAGACGCAGATACGAGTGGTAGTGGTACTAATAACGGTATTTGCTTAGGTCATAATATTACCTCTTCAGGGGATGAATTTTGTTTTGGGAAGGCTTCAAATAAGGCCACTTCTACTGGATTTGCAGGGTCGGGGTCTTGCACATTTTCATACTCTTCCGATGAGAGAAAGAAACGCAATATCCAAGATAATGATTTAGGTCTTGCACTAATTAATAAACTGAAAACACGAACATTTCAGTGGAAACCAGCCGAAGAGCATCCAGAGGCTTGGAAGGCTTGGAGTGATGTAAAAGACGAAGATGGAAATCCAACTGGTGAAAAGGTATATCACGATATTGATACTGAAAGAGTTCATTACGGGTTTATCGCACAAGAAGTGAA